AGATATTTCCAAATATATCCATCTCCACTTGTCCCTGCAGCCGAAGGTTCTAAATCTGTAAATGTGGGTTCATCTTGAGATTTGCCACCTTTGAAATTAGCACCAGAAGAACCATTATCTATACAAATATAAACTCTAAAATCACTATTAATTACATAATAATTGGAATCATATAATCTGCTTGAATTTGAATTTGGTGTTGGGTTTTGAATGCTATAATCGTGCCTATACATCTCATAAGATGTATTAGAAGTCCAAGTAACTTTTCTTATAAGTCTTCTAATATTACTAGATGTAATTTTTTTACCGAATAAAGAGGTATCTCTATAATGTGAAGAATATTCAAAATTATCAGTTGGATTTGGAACATTAGTATTCCAATTAGTAGTTCTTCCAAATCCAACTTGTGGTGGATTATCTAAACCCAAAAAAACATAATAAGAATTGCTACTATCTACAACAGAGTCTATAAAATTACTCGCATTTAATATTCTAAATTGATCTGTTACGATTGCTGCCATATCAATATTTTTTTTAAGTATTTATAAGAGTTTTGGAAGTGCTCCCGTTTGTCTAATTCCAATTCCTCTTCGTTGAATCGTTGCAAAGGTTGTTAATCCAACATCCACAGTATTTCCGGTTACTCCTATTGAAATTGGAGATGATGACCTACTAAATCCAGACATCCTACCCCAAGAATATTTGCCAGCAGGATTTGATATACTTCCAGAAGAAGAGAGTCCAATTGTAGATGTGGTTGATAATATATTACAAGTAATGATTCCAACAGTACCATTAGAAGAGAACTGATGAATATAGTAAATATTATCAGCAAAGGTTGTTCCAATTCCAACCACTGCAGAATTTGAAGTATCAATAGAAGTTATTCCCTTTCCAACTCTGGTATCAAAGATATGAATTGGATATCCAGTAGATAGACCTGTAAATGATGGTGCATTTAAATGGAATTTAAGTGCCAGTGGATTACCTCCACTACCTGTTGTAGTTGTAATTCCTGTAATAATTCCAGAGAATCCGTTAATTAACGTAATATTTGAAATTAATTCAACTGATCCACTTGCATTAGTAGAAATTCCATTGACAATCAAAGAACTAAAAGGTTCTGGACTGATAGTATTATCATACTCAAAGAATTCTGCATTATCTACAAATATTTCAGTATCTGTCGTTGAAAAATCTTTTATAATTTTAGCAGTTGGATAAATTAAAGACTCAATAGAATCTCTAGTTTTGTAAACATCTTCTCCGTTAATTTTCCTATCAACTTTTTGTTTAGTCCAACTCAATGGTTTATTATTTTCGGAATCAACTCCTTGATTTGAATATAAATTAGTTTCAAACTTATCAGAGAATGATAAATCAAATACTGTTCTCTTATCTTGTGTTATTGTTCCTGGAATTGAATTATTCTTAAGAACCTGTACAGTGTCACCTCTTTTTAGAGTTTCATTAATCGTATCATTTACAACAACATCATCACCATCAGTACCCTTATAGAAGAAAATTGCAACATTATCCTCAGGTCTTGGAGCAGTTGTAAATACAAAACTAGTTCCACCTTCAAATTCATATGCAACTCCAGGATCCTGAATTACTCCATTTATAACAATTAGTAGTGCATTTGCAAGATTTACCTGAGAACCTTCCAGAGATTCAAAACTTAATAATTCATTATTATAGAATAATGGGAATCTTGTTCTAACTCCATCCTGATAATTTTTTACTGAATCTATATAATCAAACTCTCCAAACTGCCAAGCGGCAAAAGAATCTGAAAATGTATCAACTACTGTCAACTGGAACTCTGATAATGGAGATGCCAATCCTTTAGCAGTCACCAATCCAACTGGTTTAAATACATCCCCTCTTCGGAATGAGTAACCCTGTCTAGAAATACTAAATCTAGAAACTTCAAAATATGTTGATCCTATTCCAGTTGTAGAACTTGCACCAACTTCAACGTTGAGTAAAAGACCTATTCCAGTAGATGTTGTTGTTCCAACTCCTAATCTGGATACGCCGGTTACGCTTAAATTTTCATAAGATGGTTCAGATACGAATACTTTAGGATTTGTGTATCCAGTACCTCCACCAATAACATTAAATGATAGAGTTCCGCCTGCTCCAACTGTTGCCGATATCGTTGCTGCTGCACCCGTATGTCCACTTTGATATACTGAAACTCCTATTGAAACAATACCATTATATCCAGAACCAAGATTATCAGTAGTTCCCAGTCCAACTGATACTATACTACCCCCAGCACCAACTACGGCAGTTACTGCTGCCCCTACAAGAGGTGCGTATCCAAGACCAGTAGAAGAACCTAACGAAATGATTATTCCTCCTCTAGGGGTTTGATTTTGATTTACATCAAACTGTGACGTAATAATATTAAGATTATCTGGATTTCTAATGCCAGAAAATACTACGCTCGATATTCCAGAAACTGTGTTTTCAATAATACTAAAATTATTTTCTGGATTATTGAGAGTTGATGGAGTTTGGAAAACGCCATTTATGAACAAAATTCCATTTCCTCCAGTGCTTCCTAACCCTACAGTATTTGCTCCACCAACAGTTAATGTGAAAGTTCTACCAATACCGGTAAATTGACTTGAAATATCATCATATAGTTGATTTGATGTGTAATCATTTCTCAAGAAAACTCTTCCCGTAAAATCAGAAGTTTCAAAAGTCAAATTGCCAGAATCTCTTTTTATTTGTGGATTTCCTCTTGGAGATTCGGCAAAGAAAATATTACTATCAACAATATTATAAGATCCTTTATAAATTCTTACTGGAGTAGAATTTGTATGAGTTGTTGCTGATGAACCAACAAATGCTCTAGTTACCTCAACTAAATTAATATTTCCACTATTTGTAATAGGTCCAATATTAGTAGTACCCAATCCAACATTAATTACCCCCATATATTCATCATCAATTTTTAGAATATCTTTTGGTATAATTGTAGATATTCCACTCAAAGCAAATACTGAAGAACCTGCACTTATATTATTAAGTAAAGTATATGATATTGGAGTAAATTGTAATGGATATTGGGCAATATTATCAATAGTAATCAGTGATTTTTCAAGTTTTTTATCCATTTCTAGTTGATGTGCATTACCACCACCATATGAAGTAAATGTAACTCCAATTCCGAGTGTAGCGTAATCCTTTCTTGTTGATAATTTAAATGTATCATCCGATAATTTAATAACATAAACCTCAGATGGGAGTATTGTAGTTACAATACCTAACGAATTTAGAGTTGAACCAATTCCAACTGCACTAGCACCAACTCCAATAAATGTTGATTTTGGTGTATAGATAAGTTTTTCTAGATTGCTAAAGAAATGATTTTTAATAGTAAAAATTCCAGTTGATGGGTCCGGAGTTAATGGATTTATTGGATCAAATATTTTTCTAAAAATTTCAATTCCATTAGATCTTAAATTAAAATCAGTTTTATTGATTCTTGAACCATTAATTGCATTATAGAATTGAATATCAATCGATTCTTCTACTGTTCCGTAACTTAAATTTGGAGCAGTATTTTGCGTATCCAAAGTTGTATATAAACATTGATTGAATGCTAAAATATTAACCTCTGAAGTTACTGATGGATCTGGATAGAATTTTAGTATAAAATTACTACCAGAATATTCCCCACCAAAAGTTCCAATTCCATTTGTGCTTCCGACAGAAAGAAATGGTGACTGTTGAACATAAATATTATCTTCATCCTGCACTAACATAATTTGATGAAGAGCACTTGTAGATCCGGCACTGACTTCTACTAAAGATTTAACTGCATTAAAATTAGATTTATCCAGTGATACTACAGTTGATGCAGAAGAAACGGTGGACGAATAAGTTGATTGATATATTGCACTTCTTTCATTTCCTGGAATTTGCCCCGGAGATATAAATCTGTACACACCAGTTCCTACAGATGTTGTTCCAAACCCAACAACTTTTGACCTGATATTTACTGGATTTGTTGAATTATTAATATAGTTTAATGATAAAATTCCAGAAGAAATGTTTGCTCCAAATGACCCTATGTTATTTCCAGAATAATAATTACTTGAAAATTCAGAATCAAAATAATATTCTGAGATGTAAGTATCTACTCCGTCGTGATTCAAATATACTTCAACAAAGTTCATTTGATTTGTTACTGAATCAATAATCTGAATATTAGAATATAGTGAAGAAAATTTATTCGCCTGTACAGATATAATTGAAGTTTGTATTCCAGTTGCTGTAGTTCTATTCGAACCGGTTAGATCGATGAATCCCACAGAAGTTGTTCCAATTCCCGGTAAAATAGAATTATAATTGCTATTGATCAGTTTAATGTCATAATCAATATTGAACGGATCATTGAGAATAAATCTTAAGTAATCGATATCATCTGCTGCAACTAATAAAAATTCTCCGATAGGTTCTCCTGAAATATGGGTAAGTCCTACTCCGGTATTAACTAGCGTTGACTTTTCTGCTAAAAATGAATTACTTCCATCATTCAATAAAACTAATTCCGTTAATTGAATTTGTGTGCTATCCAGACTAGAAACTCTGACTAGTATATTACTATAAGATACTTCAGAATTTAATTCCAGTAAATTGAGAAATTCACTTGGATTTCCATCGGCGTTAGAAAATTGGCGATTTATGTCATCTATTTTTAAAACTATGTTACTTCTACACTCAATGTAATCAGTTAGTTTTTTATTTTTTAGTTTTAAAAACTTTGAAGAAGTTCCAACTACATCAATATCCTTTACTAAATCAAAATCATAAATTGTATCTACTCGGTTTTCTTCTATTATGTCATAAATTATAGATGTAGCATTCTCGGAATTTATAGCACCAAAGTTTGTAGTTGATGTGATTCCAGTATCTGCAAAATTCTTCAATCCACTAGTATGGACTAAACTATTAACTGGTGTTCTTAATTCTTGATATGTAATTGGACTCTTTACAGTATAGGAAAGATTTTGATAATAATCATTATCAGGAATAACTTGATTATCTTGATCTAATTTACCAATATCATTAGACCATCCAATATTTTTTTCAACTGAATAATCAACCTTAAATCTACCACTACCAGATTCAATTTTATCTATTGTTGCTATATTTCCAGATTCTTTTCCTATAATAATTTCTCCAACAGACAACTCATAGGTTCCGGATACTTTAATAAATGAATTTTCGTATGAAGAAATTTTTAAGTCTCTTTCAGTGTTATTTGAAATGAGTTTTTCTCCAACAATAAACTGAGAAGGAATTTGAGTGACAGTAAATGTTGGATAATCAGTTTTTTTTATAATGTTTCCAACAGAATCCTGAATTGTTTTTGCTATACCAGTATTTGTGGTTAAATCGGAAATATCAATTGTCACCGAATCAAGAACTCCAGTATTATCATAGTTATTAATTGTAAAGAACTCATATCCATAGTCTTCCGAATTAAATCCGGTGCCTTCGGTGCTATATTTTTGAATTCCTTCTACAAACACTTTGTCTCCATTAGAAAATGGTGCTGTAGAAAATCCTAAAGTTGGTGTTGTTATGAAGCAAGTAAATATTCCACTTGAAGAAGATTGAACTTGTTGAATACTAATTCCATTAGTATTATTCGTAGCGAATAATTGTACTGTTGTTTCTGGAAGACCCTTTGGTTGTTGTACAATACTTACAGAACTAATAGAATTTCCGGACAGTTTTGCTTCTAATATTCCACTATCAATTTTTTCACCAGTGCTTGAATTTACAATTGTTACAAATGGTGAAACAGTATATCCATTTCCACCACTAG